TGCTGCTTCAGTTGACGTGATATTTGAGAAGTTTGGTATTTCACCTACTGTAGCTGCTGCGGAAGGTGTAGCATCTCCTTCTATGTAGCTAGTAGTGTAATTAAAAGCTTCACCTGCTGTGGTTTGTGCAACTGAATCTGGAAAGGTAATTGAAGGAACCCCATCCGTTGCATCTCCGAAGCCGCCAATAGAATTAGCATCATCAGAATCTAAAGTAGTTACCCCACTACCTGAGATACTATATGAACTAGAAACTTTCTCGGCAATACTTCCAGCCGATACTGCTTCAAGCTGTACACTTGATGAAATCGAATGACTTATGCCTCCAGCATAAGAAGCTGGAATACCAGCAACTAGCAAAAGTGAAAGAATTTTTTTCATTTAGTTGAAGGATCTTTACCTGATGTTACATTATTAGGCCGCTTCTTGCCATTACTGCTGTTTTTCACTTGCAGACCCATATTTGACATTACTGCTGACAGCAATCCAGCAGCAAAAGTTGTGTCAATTTGTCTGGTTGAATTTCCAA